GGAGATATGCTCCTCGTTGACTGCGTGACCAAAGACGCGAGTCAACATGGCTGCATAATGGTTAACCGTGTTGTCTGACAGCCCCTCGCGTGTGAGGCTGTCAAAGAAGTCGTGTATGTTGTGAGGCTTGAAGTCTCCAAGATCCCGAGTGCCGTAGTCGCGGAAGTTGGCGAACTTCTCCGCCTTCCTTACAGACTTCTTGCGGTGATCATCTGTGCCGCTCCAAAGTCTGTGCTGCTCGAACATAACGAAAGTTAAAAAGTCATATGAGTTGCTCATGATGTCACCTCTACTTTGCCAGTTGAAAAGTCCTCTTTGTTGACTAACTGCCCACAGCCGTTGCAAGTGATCGCACACCATGCAAAATGATATACTCTGGTTGCCTTGTCGCAATGTGGACATACGATGGGCCGTCCATCTTTCGGCGCTCTGGCGTGTTTATCTACTGGCTTCATGATCTCTTCTCCTTCTCGTCTCGCTTTTGCTCCTGATACTCGAGCCATTTTTGAAGACGTTTAAGAACTCGCGCCTCCTGTCCGGCGGTCTCCATAAAGTCGGCGTTGAAGACGTCTTCCGCCTCCATAGCCATTCCTTTTTCCTCTAAGTTATATTTCATTGATTCAGCGATTATGTGTATCTCAATTTCGCTTAGTTCTATTTTTCCAAAGTCGCTCATGATCTCTTCTCCTGTTCTGCGACTGCTTTAGCGACGCTGTGTCCCTTTAGTAGTCTGTGAATTAACTTGCCGCCTTTTTTGCTTATAGGTTTGCGCGAAGACTTAATGGCTTTTTCAACTGCATCTTTGTTGTAGGTGCTCATGATCTCTCCTCCTGTTCTGCGACGGCTGCCGCTGCTATCTTTGCCATGTGGCGGATCTGTTGTTCTGCGTCGATGATCGACTGTGCCTCTGCGCTTGGGTTTTGTAGGACCATCAAGCAGATCTCCGCGACCGTCTCCCAAGACGGACACAAGTTTACTGTTGTGACTGGCTCGAAGCCTTTCAGTTGAATGCGGCTCATGATTTACCTCCAACTATCTGGCGTTGAATGGTCAGGCCTTTAATGAGCATTTCTTTTGCCGCCTTGGTGTCGCCTCGGGTGATGTTGTCCAACGCCCACGCGACCCAAGATGCAGCATGGTCTGACAGCAACTCGGGGACTGGTGCTGCTTCTGGATCCTTACGCGTTCCAGTAGACCCCTGTCCCTCCTTACCGACTGTGTTGCTGTTGAGGAAGTCCAGTAAGTCCTGCTTGGCTACTGGAACATCTACCTCTTTCCAAACTCTCGGCGCATTGCGTCGTGCGTCTGCTTGAGTGCCGAACCACTGGCCCTGTTCGTCTGTGTAAAGTCTCATGATGTCTCTCCCAGTTCTGTACACTCACCAGAGCAAGACAGCGCATGAGCGATGCACGCTGAATACTCTGTCAGTGCTTCGTTGACGTCCGTTGTACTTTCGACCTGCAATCCATAGCGGACAGCGTAACCATTAAAAGTCTTGAACAACTCAACGCTCTCCGCGTCTGTCACGTCGTTCTTTGCGATTAGTTTAAGCATATTAGTTTACTCCCATAAGTGCAGCGCAGATCCAAAGACTGACGTAAAATGTACCGAAGATGGAGAGGACGCCAACGACGTCCCCTAAGATTGCGAGGAGTGCTTCACGACGATTCATGACGTCACCTCCTTCCCACAAACGACAGTTGCATCGTCGCTCTGCATTGTGGGGCTCCACTGCTCCAACAATCCTTTGCAATCCTCAAAGGTCAGCCCATGATCGATCACAAATGAAAGGTCATAAACCGTAAGAATAAGGCTAAACAATTCCATTAGATTAACTCCTTTTCCATGCCACAGATGATGTTCGCCATGAATGACCAGTAACCATCGAGGACCTTGTCTTGGAGTTTTTCGCTTGGGTTAGAGTCGATTGAGCCAAACTCAATAGCCATGTCGATAATGTCGCCATTGTAAAAAGCGACTGGAAGAGCCAGACCAGACAACCAGTCTGCTATCGCTTTCTGTTTGCCAACTTGAGCAACTCTCCATCCGTTCTCTGAGTTGAACCGCTCGAACAGACGCTTGATCTTAGCCTCTCTGGTGGGCAGTTCGTTTCCGTCGTGATCTGTTACGGTGTCGAGGATGTAAGCCTGATAACGTGGCTTGTAGACTGTGTGATGTACCTTGCCGCTCATGACTGCACCTCCTCAATCTGAACTATCCCTTGTGCAATTCGATCCATGCGTTCATTGGGGAAAATCTGTAGACCATTGGTCCAGTCTATGGACTGTCGGAGGTCATTCTTAAGGGCAAAAGACTTGAACACCCAACCTCTGCCGTACTTTTTGCCTAGGTATTTGTTTGCATAAACCGGACGGATGAAGTTGCCTTCAGCATCTTGGAAAAAGTACGCGCTGAGGTAGTAGCGAGGATTGCCGTTGCCATCGTTGTCCATGCGAACTGCTTGGGCCTCTAGGCTGTTAGCCATGGCATCAACCGCTGCTTTCTTTTCGACTGCTTCAATGGCTTCTTTCTTGACCTCCGAAGATAGCGTTGAAGGAGCACACAAAGACTCCAGAACGGCTCTAAGTGCCTCCGGTGATCCGTCAGTCGGTACAATCAACATGTGCTTTTCGCGCCACACGTCGCCATAGTATTCGTGAGTATAGCCTTTGAAGCCTTCCTCCCAAACATCAACGACTTCTGAACGTGAGTAAGACCCATAGACGTCAACCCACTCGTCACCTTCTACGCCATAGTTCAAGATTAATGTGTAGTATTTAGTTTCTTTAGACATATGTTCTCTCCTTGTCTGTTTCGACGAGGATGTTGGAAACTTATGTCTACTGTGGCCTAGTGGCCTGAGTCGGGATGTGTGCCCCTGCTTGGTGCTCTGGATGGGGAGTTACAGTCCCCTGCCACACCTTGCGGCCTGTCGCCCTATCAATGTAAACCAAGGCCCCAACGCCTCGCGTATCTCCTTTTTGAATCAACGGACATCCCCTGTCAAGCAGAAAGATGACCTTCTGTCCCCCTATAGAACGGAGAAGCGACCATTGCTGACGACGCCCTTACTATAGTCGCCTATAGATTACATCCTCCACGACCACACAAAGAACACAAACAAAAGAACTTGAGTGGCCTTAGTCTCTAAAGACGGAGGTACTTGAGGCGCGAGAGTCGATCCCATGATCCGAGGCCCAACCCTCGACCGTTAGGCGATCCTCTCGCAACTAATAACACAGACAAAAGATCGGGAGTTACTAAAGATGCTAAAGAAACTGAAAGAGATTATGTGTCGCCTCATCGAAGGCCTAAGAAAGATCGTGGGTAGACTTGTCGGCGCTTGTGTTGCCGCATGGATCTGGTGTTGGTCTTGGCTCCCGAAGTCGGGCTGATTGTTCTATTGTTTGGCTGTGTCGTGTGGCACTGGCTGCGCTTTGTGTTCTATGAGCAGCGAGAGGGCGAGAGACGTAGGCACGAGAGGCGACGAGAGAGGCTGAGGCATCGTGGGCCACCTTGGAGTGATCCGGAGGTCTGATGAGGCTGTGAGTGACTGTGAGTGGCTTTGGTCCCTATCTGTATCAAAAAGAAAAAGCCTTCAGCCAGATAAGTTTCACTAATGGCGCTAATGTCTAGCGATGCAACCATTGCATCCCCCCAGTATCGTTGGGGATATTCTGTCCCCTGTCAAAGAACACCAGTAAAAACAGAGGCTTAGTGGATCGACCTATAAAAAATTAGGTTCCCTAGCCAAAATCAACCCCCACGCACCAACGAAAAAGATCAATTTCAAAAAGTAGACTAAAGGTCGGCGTTGTTGTTGTTGTAGTCCGTCCTTTTAAAGCAGCGGCTACTTTTGAAAACAAAAGGAACTTTAAGATGGGCTTAGAAACAGCAGCCACTATTGACCAACTGAACACTTCGAACCCTGTCGCCACAGACGGCTTGGGGCAAGCAGACGACCACATACGTCTCATCAAGTCAGCGGTAAAAACCACGTTCCCCAACGTCACCGGAGTCATCAATTCGTCTCACACAGAACTCAATGTTCTCGACGGCATTACCTCTACAACAGCAGAACTTAATGTTCTCGATGGTATCACAGCGACTACAGCCGAACTCAACTACACCGATGGCGTCACCAGTAACATCCAGACACAGTTGGACACCAAGATAACTGGGGTAGTCGCAGGTAGCGGATTATCGGGCGGTGGAACCTCTGGATCGCCTACTTTAACACACGCAGACACTTCCAGTCAGGCAAGTGTCAACAATAGCGGACTGACGTTTATACAAGATGTAACGGTAGACACCTACGGTCACGTCACAGGGTTGGCTTCTGGGACAGTGGCCCTTCCTACTGCTAAAGCCTTCGCTGAGTCTTATGTGACTTACAGTGGTGGTACTACTGCAACCCAAACAGACAGTTATGGTTTCGCTTCTGCAACTAGGTCAGCGGTAGGCGACACTGAGTTTGTGTTTAGCACTGAGCAAGCGGACACAGATTACATTGTTGACTCTCATATGCAGAGTCTACTCACATCTGATGGTCGCTATCAGTGGTGGCTTATTGCAAAGGCAACTACGGGTTTTACTGTAAGATATAGGTTCACTACTCTCTTTGCTGCAGACGTGGATTTATGGGTAATGGCAAGGCGCTTAACATAGGTCTCGATGGAATATGGTCGAGCGCGTTAGAACATTTTTAGATGACTGGAAGATATGGCCTCGGTTCATGATGGTTGCTTTTACAGTCATGTCGTGGAGGGTGGTGGAGTGGTTTATGAACCTTCCGGACCCTAACACACAACAGTCAGCCCTAGTATCAGTCGTAATGGGATCCGCTACAGGAGCCTTCGCCATATGGATGGGAAAGGAAGCATGAGTCATGTTTAGTGCAATAATCTTCGCTTGTTCGCTCCATGTAAGCGAATGTCAAACCATATCGCACCCAAGAATATTTACAGATAAAAAGGCGTGTATGACAAATCTCAGCGTTGGTGTCGTAGATGTCCAAATGCAAGGATGGCGGATAGAACAGTTTACTTGTTACGAGTGGGCAAAGGAAGTCTAGCAAAAGAAAACTATTAGAATGGAGGAGGGTGTAGTGCCTAACTTACCAGTCCGAGGACTAGGTTCTGTAGGTGTGGTCACTGACGTTGACCCCTCCAACCTACCGATCAACGGCTTCACTAGAGGCAAGAACGTCAGGTTCCACGAAGGAAAAGTGACCCACGGTCCAGTCTTTAGAGACGTCAGTCCAACCAGTACAATAAGCAACCCAATTTTTACCTATGGCATACAGTCAGCCACAGGTTACGATACTGTCCTGTTGATCGACGATACCTTCCAGATCAAAGAGTTGAGTAACGGTGTGTTTACGACACGACATGCAGCCACTACGCAATCACCTCTACATGAAGTAACAGCGACAACTTTAGCAAATGTCATCTATGTAAACCGCAGTGACCAGATCCCTTTGCATAGGACTTCTAGTAACTCTAGTTTCACAGACCTGCCCAACTGGCCCTCGACATACAGAGCAAAAGCCCTCAGATCTTTCGGAGACTTCCTGATTGCATTGAACACTACAGAAGGCGGTGTCGATCATAAGAACAGGGTCCGCTTTAGTACTACAGCATTGTCGAACAATGTCCCTACTACTTGGGACGAAACAGACACTACAGAGTCGGCAGGTTTCAACGACCTTGTACAGATGAAAACATCTATAGTTGACGGTGCTACCCTTGGATCGAACTTCTTGATCTACTCGTCTGACCAAGTGTGGATGATGGAGTTTGTTGGTGGTTCGTTCATCTTTAACTTCCGCAAACTATTCGACGACGCAGGGGTTATGAGCCAAAACTGTATAGTTGAGGTAACAGGCAAGCACTACGTTTTTGACTTCGATGATATCTATATCACCGATGGCAACACTAGGCAGTCTATCTGCGACGGTCGGGTCCGGGACTACATCTTTAACGGCATTGACTACAACAAACGAGGCGAGTGTTTTGTGTTACATAACGCTAACCTTGAAGAGGTATACTTTTGTTATCACTCCGGTGACGACCTTGCTGTGTTCCAAGACGGAGACAAGTGTAATCGAGCAGCCGTCTACAACTACAAAGAGGATACTTGGACCTTCCAAGATTTACCCAATGTGGTGAGTGGAAGTATTGCTAACATTTCGTCAGCGGAATCCTATAGTTCAGTCAGTTCTAACCTAACCTACGATAACGCAGGTGGTACTTACTTGAGCCAAGAGTCTGAGTTTAAACGCCACGCTCTGATGGTATCCAAGTCAACAACTGGTGTCTCTAGGTCTACAATGTATGGTCTCGATTTGCCGGACCTTGGATCTTTAACTGAAGCGGCAGATACTACCGTAAGTAAACCTGCGTTCTTAGAGAGAACAGGTATAGATCTGGATGAACAGGGGACGCCACTATCAGGCTACAAAGTGATAAATACATTCTATCCTCAGATGAGCACACCTAATGCAGACGGTAACTTTGAGTTTACATTTGGAGCGGCGGATATACCGACGAACACTCCAAACTATGAGTCAGCAATAACCTTTGACTCGAATGTAGAGTACAAAGTCGATACTCGGATCTCAGGCAGATACCTCAGTTACAAATTAGCA